TATCCAGATTGGTAGTTCATGCATAGTTCACCACCTCTGAAACATTCAAAAATCTAAATAGATTTAGATAAATTTGATATCTAAAGAGGTATAAACATGGCAAGTCAAGTCTCGCCTGGTGTTGTTATTAGAGAGAGTGATTTATCCAATGCTGTTATTGTGGGCGATGTAGCTATTACTGCTGCGTTTGCTTCAACTTTCCGCAAAGGACCCGTAGGCAAAATTACAACTATCAATTCTGAAAGAGAATTAATCGATACATTCGGATCACCAGATGAGGCAAATTCTGCTGACTGGTTGGTTGCTGCAGAATTCCTTCGTTATGGTGGACAACTAGGAGTTGTCCGTGCAGTGACTGGAGTTCTAAATGCTACCGAATCTGGAACTGGTGTTCTAATTGGCAGCAAAGAAGATTTCGATGCTGGTGTAACGTCAGAAAAACTATCTGCTAGAGACGCAGGTACAGATGGTAACAACCTTCGTGTTGTTATCGTAGACAAAGGACCAGACTACACAATTACTAGCACCGGTCACGGTCTAGCAGTAGGTGGTACATACACCGATGATGCTGCTGTAGCACATGAAGTTTATGAAGTTGTTGATGCAAACACCTTCCGTATTGTAAAGGGTGCTGCTGCCCCAACTGCCGCTGCTGGTGATACAGCTGCTGCATACACCGCTTCAATGTGGAATGCAAGAACAATTGGTTCAACTGGTTTAACAAATAAAGCAATTGCTCCTCGTCCCGGCACTTCAGCATTTGCTGCAGAACGTTATATTTCAAATGACGAATTGCATATTGCTATTGTTAACGAAGCAACAAATACCATCGTTGAGAGAATGACATATCTCTCTAAACTTACTGATGGCAAATCTCCTGAAGGCAATTCAACTTACTGGAAGGATTATGTTAATGAGTTTTCTGGTTTCATCTATGCTGGTGTTGGTTTCAGTGCTTCTGAAGTAACAACTGCTGGCGAAGATCCTGGTGCTGCTATTGGATCTTACGGTGCTACTGCTGGAGCTCCATTAGAATTAGCAAGAATTCTTCCTACTGCAGGTGGATCTCTTTCTGGTGGTGCTGATGATTATTCATATACTTCTGGAGAAATTCAAAGTGCATATGATGAGTTCTTAGATACTGAAGCTACAGAGATCGATTTCGTTCTCATGGGCGGATCTATGTCAACCGAAAATGACACTATTGCAAAAGCACAAGCAGTTGCTGCTGTTGCCAATAGCAGAAAAGATTGCATTGCGTTTATCTCACCATACACCGGCAGCCAAGTTGCTACAAATGGTGGAACAGCATTGACTCAAACGCAACAATTAGATAACACATTAGATTTCTTTGCAAACATTTCATCTAGTTCATTCGTTGTTCTAGACAGTGGTGTTAAGTATACATATGACCGCTTTAACGACAAGTATCGTTATATTGGTTGTAACGGTGATGTTGCTGGTTTGTGTGTTTCAACTTCTGCAATTTTAGATGACTGGTTCTCACCAGCAGGTCTAAACCGTGGTGGTATCCAAAATGTTGTTAAGTTGGCATTCAATCCCAACAAAGCACAACGCGATGATCTCTACACAAATAGAGTCAACCCAATCGTTTCATTCCCTGGTTCTGGTCCTGTTCTCTTTGGAGATAAGACTGGTCTTGCTTCACCTTCTGCATTCGATCGTATTAACGTTCGCCGTCTCTTCCTCAATGTTGAGAAGAGAGCAAGAGCTCTTGCTGAAAGCGTACTCTTCGAGCAGAATGATGTAACAACTCGTGCAGGATTTAACGCTTCTATCTCTTCCTACCTATCTGAGGTACAGGCACGTAGAGGTGTTACTGATTACCTAGTTGTGTGTGATGGAACAAACAATACTCCTGAAGTTATCGACAGGAACGAATTTGTTGCCGAACTCTACCTCAAGCCCACCCGTTCTATTAACTACGTAACAGTTACTGTTACTGCTACCAGAACAGGTGTTGCTTTTGAGGAAGTGATCGGTAGAGGTTGATCGATACTAGATAACAAATAACGAGGTAAACTAAAATGGCAGTAACTAATAACGTAAAGAGTTTTTTAACTCAGATCGGACAGGGCGTTAAGCCCAATATGTTTGTTGTTGATATCAACTTCCCTGCAGGAGCTGGAGAAGCAACAGACAAAGATTTGTTTCAACTAATGTGTAAATCAGCAGCACTTCCAGGTTCAAACTTGGGTGTTATTGAAGTTCCTTTCCGTGGAAGAACAGTCAAGATCGCAGGTGATAGAACCTTTGATACTTGGTCTGCAACTTTCTTCAATGATAAGAATATGCAACTACGCGCATTCTTTGAAGAGTGGGCTAACGAACTCAATTCACATGAAGCAAACACCGCTCCAAGATTCCTACCTAATGGTCAGGATAACGGGTATATGGCAGATCTTTTCGTCACTCAATTAGAGAAAGACGACAAGATAAGTGGTTCTGCAGTCAGAACTTATCATCTACACCACTGCTTCCCAACTAACGTCTCGCAAATTGATCTTGCTTATGATAGCAACGATCAGATTGAAGAGTTCACAGTTGAGTGGCAATATTCTTTCTTTACTGCTACTAAAGCAGATAGTAAGACTAGTGCTGGTGCTGAAGTTAAGGGTGACGCATCACCTAGACCTGTGGTCTGATAAATAGTTGGAAGCGCACAAGTTGAATAGATAATCATGAGTCAGTTATTTGGCTTCCAAATTAACAGAAAAGAGGGGCAGCGAGGTCAATCTCCTGTCCCTCCTTCTGCTGAAGATCCAGTTGCAGTAGCCGCTGGTGGATATTATGGAACATATGTAGATACGGATAATTCTGCTCGTAATGAGTATGAGATGATCCGTCGTTATCGCGATATGGCAATCCACCCAGAAGTGGATAGTGCTGTAGATGAAGTTGTTAACGAATTTATCGTAAGTGATGCTTACGATTCTCCAGTTGATATTAACTTAGATAATCTAGGTGTTGGTGCTGGTGTTAAAACTAAAATTCGTAATGAGTTTGAGTATATCAAAAGACTTTTAAACTTCGACAATCGAGCACATGAGATTGTCCGAACTTGGTATATTGATGGACGTTTATTTTATCATAAGGTTATCGATTTAGATAATCCCAGAAAAGGTATTACAGAACTTCGTTATATTGATCCGATGAAGATCAAGAAAGTTCGTCAAAAAATTGACAATACTCCAAAAGATTCTCTAGCGAAAGCAGCAATCAAAGGCACGGCGCTTGAGTATGAATATGGAACGTTTGTCGATTACTATCTTTACAATCCAAAAGGTTTCTATAAAGGTGGTGCTCTAGGACCGATTGGAGATATGTCTTTGTCTCAGGGTGTCAAGATGGCAACTGATTCAATTACATTCTGTCCTTCTGGACTACAAGATTTAAACAAAAGAATGACTCTTGGTTTCCTACACAAGGCAATCAAGACTCTCAATCAATTAAGAATGATTGAAGATTCAATTGTTATCTACAGATTATCACGCGCACCTGAGCGTAGAATTTTCTACATCGATGTTGGCAATCTACCTAAGGTTAAGGCAGAGCAATACTTGCGTGATGTCATGTCTCGCTATCGTAACAAGCTAGTGTATGACGCAAACACTGGCGAGATGCGTGATGACAAAAAGCATATGAGTATGCTTGAAGATTTCTGGTTGCCTCGTAGAGAGGGTGGACGTGGTACTGAAATTACTACGTTGCCTGGAGGACAGAACTTAGGTGAACTTAAGGACGTTGAGTATTTCAAAAAGAAACTATACAACTCACTGAACCTACCACCTTCACGTCTTACTGACGATAGCAAAGGATTTAATCTTGGTAAAACTACTGAGGTTCTTCGCGATGAACTTAAGTTTACAAAGTTCATTGGTCGTCTCCGTAAGAGATTCTCTGAGATGTTCCACGACATGCTCAAGACTCAACTCATTCTTAAAGGAGTAATTTCTCCTGAAGACTGGGATGATATGAAGGAGCATATCCAGTATGACTATCTCTTTGACAATCATTTCAATGAACTAAAAGAAATTGAAATGATGAACCAGAGGATGATGACTGTAAGTCAGATGGATCCTTTTGTTGGTAAGTATTTCTCTGTTGAATATATCCGTCGTCATGTTCTAAATCAAAAAGATACGGAATACAAGGATATTGATAAGCAGATAAAAGCAGAGATTGCTTCTGGTCTCTCTATTGATCCAGCAGAAACAAATGCTATGGATCAAATGACAGCAGCAAACACTGCCCTTGCTCCTGAAATTCAGGATCAGCAAGCGCAAGATGCTGCAGAAAGACAAGAACTTGCTGCGGATGCTGCGTCGGAAAGAGAAGTGAAAAAAGCAAAATCAATGCCTTCACCTTCTACAAATAATAAATAAATTATACAGAATACTTATTATGGAACAACATAACCCTGAACCTGGCGTGGTAAATATCGTTGATAAGATCAGCGACAACGACAGGGCATCTGCTATTGATGCTATTCATGATCTACTTTTTGCTAAAGCATCTGATGCTATGGCAACATACAAGCAGGTTGCCGCGAATACATTCTTTGACGAACCCACAGAAACGGAAGAACCCGATGAAACTGATAACGGAAACGATTGAAAACGTCAAAATCCTTACTGAGGAAAGAGACGGAAAGAAACTTCTTTATATCGAAGGAGTATTTTTACAGTCAGAACTAAAGAACCGTAATGGTCGCATGTATCCTTTCGATGTTCTCAACAATGAAGTTGAGAGATACAACGAAGAGTATGTAAAATCAAAGCGTGCTCTAGGTGAACTCGGACATCCCGATGGTCCTACTATCAATCTTGATAGAGTATCACATAGAATTACAAGTCTTCGCGCTGAAGGAAATAACTTCATTGGTAAGGCACAAATTCTTGATACACCCATGGGACAGATTGCTAAGTCTTTACTTGGCGAAGGAGTTCAGTTAGGTGTTTCATCCCGTGGTATGGGAAGCATCGAAAAGCGTGAAGATACTTCAGTAGTTCGCGATGACTTCATGCTTACAACTGCTGCTGATATTGTAGCAGATCCTTCTGCTCCTGATGCATTTGTTAATGGCATCATGGAAGGTAAAGAATGGGTATGGGACAACGGTATTCTCAAGGAATCAAAAGTTGATAAATACCAACGTTATATCAATGGCGCTCCGCGTCGTGAGTTAGAAGAGAGAACACTCAAGGTGTTTGAGGATTTCCTCGGAAAGCTTTGATTTATAAATAAACTTAGATTAATTATTTACGGAAAATTACGAGGTAATCTCAAATGTCAGATATGTTAAATGAAAAATTTGAGGAGTTCGTTACCGAGCAAAAGGTGATTGTAGAAGCTGGCGATCCTATGCCAACAGTTTCTGCTAACATTATCCCCGGTGCTGGTAGCGAACCCTCTCAGGTTTCTGACGCGCAGACTGGTTCTGGCGGCAAGGATCCTATGCCTTCAGTTCAACCAGGTGTTGCTCCTGGACAATCTGCTGCTGCAGATTTAGGTGGAACTTCCACCGCTCCTAATGAGGATGATGATGATGGCGAAGAGAATCCTGGCGCTAAAGCGGCAGCACCTATTTCGCAAGTATCTGGAGATCCCCAACAGCGTGCCGGTAGTCCTGACGCTATGCCTACCGTTGGTGCTGATGTTGCATACGCAACTAGTACTGGACCTGCTGTTACTTACCCCATCAAGCCTTCCTTTGAAGAACTTGATGTTTCCGCTGATGTTGCCGCTCTAGTAGAAGGCACAGAACTCTCTGAAGAGTTCGCTGAGAAAGCAAAAGTCATTTTTGAGGCTGCTGTCAAAGCGAAAATCTCTGAGGAGTATGACAAACTTGTAGAGCACTTTGCTGCTGAACTCGATAAGCACGTATCATCTGCTAAGGCAGAACTTTCCGAGGAAGTAGACGGCACAGTGTCCTATGCCATCGGTCAATGGATGGAGCAAAACCAAGTTGCTATTGACCGTGGAATCAGAAATGAGATCACTACAGACTTCATCGCAGGTTTGAAGGGTCTCTTTGAAGAGCACTACATTTCTATTCCCGACGAGAAAGTCGATGTTGTAGAAGGTATGGCTGAATC